CCAAAGAGCTACAAGGACCCTCCCGCAGGTGCCACCGTCTACTTCAAGGGGAAGCCGATCAAGGCAGATCTGTACCTCCCTCAAGGCTGGAAGCACTGATGTACCACCCTACCGTCATCTCCGACACCATCCACCGTTTCGAAACCCAGTTCGCCTTCCCCCTCAAGGAGTACACCATCTCCGAAGTAGAAGACTACCAGTCCCGCCTCTCCACCCTCTACAACGACAAAGGTCTCCAGATCCGCAACTACGACCCAGAAGAATCCACCTTCGTCCAGAATGAACTCCTCATGTGCAAAGCCTCCTTCCCCTACTGGACCGAAAGGTATGCCTTCATCAACAAAGCCGGTTCCGCTCTTGCCCGCATGTACCCCTTGTGGACCTCCCAGAAGCTTATCCTCGCCGAGATCGCCACCCTGGAAAAGGCAGCCTTCGATGGAGAGAGGAACGACGGGGCCCTGATCGATCTCCTCAAGGCCCGCCAATTGGGAGGTAGTACCATCTCCCAATGCCTCCAAGCCCACCGCACCACCACCCAAAATCATGTCCTCGGCCTCATAGCAGCTGACGTCCCCCAGCAATCCGCCTTCCTCTTCGACATGTTCGAGCGCATCATCGAGAACCTCCCCTTCTACCTCCTACCCAAGGGCTCCGTCATCGAGCACGTCAAGAACACCGAGATGAAGTTTGATGGTGGCTCCAACATCTGGGTGGGCTCTGGCAAGTCCATCAGAGGCACAGTTGGAGAAAGAGGGCAACTTGGTAGAGGTATGACCCTTTCGGTTATACATCTGAGTGAATTATCGACTTGGGAAGACACCGACCAGATCACAGCCGCCCTCATGCCCACCGTCCACGAAACCCCCCTCATCCTGGTCATCTTCGAATCCTCCGGACGCGGCAGAAACAACTACTGGCACAAGCACTGGAACGCCGCTGTAGCCGGTAGGAGTCGCTTCACCCCTGTCTTCATCCCCTGGTATGCAGAAGAGACCCGCTACACTCGCAAGGCACCCACCACCTGGATCCCATCTGACACCACCCTTGCCCATGCCCGCCGGTGCACAGAGACTGGCCCCCGATGGGTCCACCGCTCAGTCCACCTCAACAAGGATCAGCTCTACTGGTATGAGTCAACCAGGGCCTCTCATGAAGCTGACAATGAGCTAGCAGCGTTTTTGGAAAATTACAGTGCTGAACCAGAAGAGGCTTTTCAATTCAGCGGTAAGTCCATCTTCCCAGTAGAACTCCTTCAGCGCATCTCTGATCTCCAGAGACCTACCCTTGGAGTGGCTGAGATCGGGTTGAACATTGATGTTCAGAGGGGACCATGAATCTGAAGGGGAGGGGCAATATCGTCCTTCGGGAGGATTGGTGGCCAGATATGCGTGAGTTTCCTGGTCTGAATAGTGAGCGGGAACCAGAACACCCAGAAGAGATCATCACTCGCCACGCCGTCCGTATGGGTCATGCTGAGAAGGTACCTCTTGTAGAGGGCTGTCTGGACTGGTGGATCAACTGATGACTGATCCAACCTCCAAAGTCCTAGAAATAGACCCCGGCTTCGGCTGCCGGATGCTCAACCTCCCCGAGATCCACCAACTCGAGGACCTCTTCGACTACCTCCTCATCTGGGAGCCCCCCTCTCCATCCCACATCTACGTCCTCTCTTGTGACGTAGCAGACGGTCTCGGCCTCGATCGCTCAGTGGTCGACATCACCCGGGTAGGCACAGTCCAGCGCCCCGAGGAACAAGTAGCCCAGTTCGTCTCCCCTCACGTCGACCCCCACGACCTAGCCGGAGTCGCTGACACCATGGGGCGCATCTACACAGGAGCAGACGGCCTCCCAGCCCTCGCAGCCATCGAGGTCAACAACCACGGTGGGGTCACCCAGAATGAGCTCTCCCGCCACTATGGCTATGACAACATCTACATCCGAGAGGTCGAAGACCAGCGAGACCCAGAGAAACGCTTCTCAGCCAAACTCGGCTGGCTCACCACCAAGGCCAATCGTCCCCGCCTGATCACCCACTACGTCAAGCGAGTGAAGACGATCAACGCCGAGGGGGTCCCCGACTACCGGATCAACTCCCCCTTCACCCTCGAAGAACTCCGAGACTTCCAGACCCTCGGCGCCCTTGGTGAGGCAGAAGCAGACCCCACAGCCGAGGAGGCACATGACGACACCATCATGGCTGGCGCCATCGGCCTCTACGTCTGTCAAACCCTCCAGTTCGAGGTAGGAGAAACCATGGCTGACAAGCGCCGTCGAATGGTAGAGGAGCAGGTTCGGCGTGCCTACCAATCCTCCCTCACCGGGGTCCGCCGAGACTTCCGCAACACCGAGACAACCTATGAGGAGATGCAAGGATATGCAGGGCCCTACGAAGAAGGTTGAGAAGATCACTCCTGTTACGGAATTCCGCTGTGATGTCTATACCAGTGGGAAGACAGCCATGCTTCGGGTGACTAGGTTGACAACTGGAGAGTCCTTGGAGCGTACAGTGCCTTCTCATCTCCAAGCTCAGGCTCGTACTGAGATGGTAGCTGAGTTGGCAGGGTTGCCGCTTCCTGGGGGCCCCTTTGTTGGCCAAATAGTCCTCTTTCTGGCCGACCCAGACCAGCCCCGTCCCTTCCTGATCACCTCAGTACTTGACCCCAAGACCATTGAGGGTATCCTTTTCCATGGAGGCCAGAAAGATGGTGCGTCCTGCAAGTGGCTCAAACGCAACGTTCGAGGTATGCCACCCAATGATACGTATCCCTACATCCTGTTCCACAAGGTCACTCAAGGGGAGGGGTTAGGTCAATGGCAGCCAATTCCAGTTTCTCCCAGAAGGCCTGTCCAGAGTGTGGAGGCCGTGGCTACATCGACGCCAGCCAAGGCTACGAAAACTACCAGTGCGCCTCCTGTGCCGGCCGAGGCTGGATTGTCCAGCAGCGTGACTCAGGATTCAAAGAAGGGGAGAAAGTGAAGTGACAGTTACAAAGTGCCCCAATTGTAAGAAGATGGGGCTTCTGGACGCATTCAAAGGGCAGTGGTACTACGGCTGCACCAACTGTGGCTGGCGTCCCAGTGATGGAGACAAGAAGAAGGAGGATTGGAAGTGAAGCTAGAAATCACCATCCCAGACAACACCTTCGCCACCTACGCCACCTACACCTCAGCCTCTCGCCCCACCCCTGTCGACGCCATCGAACACCAGCTTGAACGCTTCTCCGCCCTCAACCCCAAGGACCGCTGGTTGCTGATCTCCCCTGAGCACCGTCAGGCCATCGAGTCTGCCCTGGGAGGCCTCTCAGTCTCCAACACCGCCAAGCTGGTCTCCCGCATCCAGGCCCACGCCTCTGTCCACCTGGGCAAGCAGCAGATCATGCTCTCCACTGGCCAGCTTCGAGAGATTGAAGACAGAGCCAAGAGGAATGGTAAGGATCCCAAGGTGGAGCTGGAGAGGATCCTTGGAGAGATCATGCGAGACTATACGAGGGCTATATGAGGATTGAGGTGAAGCAGGCAGTGCATCCAGCAGGGGGGATTACGGTCTTCGTCCTTGATCGTGATTCGAAGTCCTATATGGAGCAGTATCTTCCTGAATCGCATCTGGACTTTGCCATGAGTCGGGAGTCCCTTATCAAGGAGACCATCCGAGAACTCGAAGCCCAACTCCGCTTCAACCTGGAGATGCCCATTGCCGATTCATGATTGGAGTTGTGCCTGTGGTGCTGAGGTCTTGGATCACTACCAGCCCCGTACCGGCACTGAACCTCCTCCCTGCCCCAATGAGGAGCTTGACCCTCCTGATGGTGTTGCTCGTGGGCATCAAATGGAGCGCCTCTGGTCCCTCTCCTCCTCAGGAGCCTACAAGATGGAAGAGTTCGACATGCACGTCCCAGGCCAGGGCACCGTCCACTTCTCCAGCATGGAACAACTTCGCAAGGTAGAAAAGCACTGTGAAACCAATGGCCCCCGCCCTTTCATCATCCGCCAGTACTCCCAGGACATCTCCAACCGCAATGACAACGTCTTCGGTGATCGCCCCAACCCCAAGTTTGCCACTCGCTCCAGTCGCACCGGTATCCCCTTCCGCCAACAGATCGCAGTGAAGGAGTAGCCCAATGCCAGTCAAGAAGAAGGATCCCAACCTCGGCACCATGTTCTTTGGTGAACCCGGCAACTACGACTTCTACGACCCCACCCAGACCGACATGATCCGTGGCTGGCTGATCGAGGCTGCCAAGGAGGGAGAGCTGATCAACAACTCCGACCCTGGCCTATCCAAGATCGACGACATGATGGGGTACGTCATGGGGGACCAGGACATCTCTGACCCCAAGCACCCCCGCCATCCAGATGTCCGACATGTCGTCATGAATCGGACCAAGAAGGCCATCCGAGATCACGTCTCCGCCCTCACCGATCTCAAGCCTCTCTTCGCCTGGAAGACCTCCAATGCAGCCTTCAAACAGGCTGGCAACATCCTCAACCAGTACACCTCCATCTGGTGGATCAACACCTTCGCTGACCTCGAGCTCGCCGACGCCATCCGCTACTCCCTCGTCGGAGGCTCCGGAGACCTGGTAGCCGAGTACGATCCCACCTTCCACGATGGTGACACCCACCTGATGGCCAGAGACCCCAGAGACACCCTCCCCATCCGCCCCACCAGGGAACGCTCCCTCCAGACCTGGGAAGGGGTCACCATCCGAGAGTCCCACTCCATGAACAAGCTCCTGGCCAAGTTCCCTGACAAGGCTCACCTCTTCAAGCCAGACAACGACAACCTCTCCACCCCCAAGACCCGATTCCGCTCCGTCCAATCTCCCCGTGGAGTCACCACCACCCTCTCTGGCCTTGGAGAGAAGGACCCCAACCGCCGCTCCCAGTCCCAGAACGTCACCCCCTCAGTCACCCTCTACCGGACCTTCCTCGAGGACCGCACAGTCAACCTCTCCAACAAGATCCGTGCCATGGGCAACCCGGGAGCCAACTGGAGCTATTCTGTCGAGCCCGGAGCCCCCCTCTACCCCCAGAAGCGCCTCATCGTCTGGACCGAGCAGGGCATCCTCTACGATGGCCCCAGCTCCTACTGGCATGGCCTCTACCCCATGGCCCGTCTGAAGCTCGACCCCTGGCCCTGGAACTTCCACGGTCTCGGCCTGATGCACGACCTCAAGGGTGGTCAGGACGCCATCAACTTCATGATCAACGACATCCTCCAACTCTTCAGCCAAACAGTGAACCGAGGCTCCATCTGGGATCGTCAGATGCCCGCCAACGAGATCAAGCGGTTCGACCCTCGAGAGCCCAACTGGAAGGTACGCCGCCCCAACGCCTACTCCAAAGGCTTCGAACTGGCCGACGTCCCCAATCTCCCCCAGTGGGCCCTGCCCTTCCTCCAGCAGCTGATTGGTCAGTTCGACGACATGGCTGGAGTCGCCAACCTCAGGGCCATGATGCAGTTACGTCAAATGCCAGCCAAGGACACCATTGAGAAGTACACCGAGTCCCTCACCTCTGAACTCCGCCTGGAGGGCCGCCAACTCGAAGCCGTCCTCCGAGACCTGGCCCAGATCCTCAAGTCCAACATGTTCCAGTTCCAGTCAGCCGCCCGCCGCTTCAACCTCCTGGGAGACGCCGGCAAAGTCCTCGAGGACCTCGACTACGATCCTGACACCATCATCCCAGCCATGGACCAGAGCGACGACAACTATGTCCGAGATCTGGACAAGGACCTCCCTCGCAACCAGAGGGCCCGCTTCTTCACTGGCCAGTTCAACTTCTACGTCACCCCCCACTCGATGCTGGCCATGCAGGCTCAGGAACGAAAGATGATGTACTTCCAGCTCGCCCGTCAGGGCTACCTGGACTTCTGGACCCTGATGGAGATGATGGAGGTCCCCAACGTCGGAGAGCCCCCGATTGTCCCTCTCCCCCCTCTCAAGGCCCCGTCTGGCCCTGCCATCCCCGGAGTGGAGCAAGTGGAGTACCGCATCCCAGCCACCATCACCGAGCGCCTGATCGCTCAACAGAA